GACAAACCAATTCACGATATCGCCCATGTTGACTGTAGGCGAATTACACATCGTCAGCCATCCGTCATCCTTCCATCCGAACAGAGGTATTCCGTCCTCGTCAGCCTTCGCCGCAGCCTGTGTGACGGGGAAGAATGCGTGAGTGATGACTATATCGATTCCGTTGTACTGACCGAACAGAGCGGCTGCAGTGAGGTCATACGTCCTCGACAGGTCTGCACCGCCGTACCATCGTATCGGCAGTTTTGCGAGTTCTTCGATGCTCCATGAATACTGCTGGTCACTGCGTCTGAATTCCTCGATGTCGAACCATGCCTTCATCGCTGATGTGAACACATTCAAAGACTTGGCAAAGAAATCCTTCCGCTGTTGCGGATCGTTCTGTGCCTGTAGTGAATCGTTCAGAATCTCAGCCGGGCGAATGGTCACGCCGTATCCAGGATTCGCCATCTCGTGTACTACCGGATTGGTATAGTCGATATCGCCGTTCTCATCCGGGTCTGCTTCGCAGATGAAAATAAAATACTGCTCGTCTTCAACAGCACCATCCAGTACCGACTTGCAGTATTTCAATCTCTGCCCCAAGAACCCCTGTTCCGAATCTCCGGCAGAACTGATAGCCAACAGGATCTTGTTCGTATATGCCTTCTGCGCTTCCTTGAACAGGTTGTACTGTTTCGGTGTCTTGTATGAATGAACTTCGTCACAGATACAGATATTGGCATTCAGTGAGTCCTGTTTATCGACAGAAGCCGCCAACGCCTTGACGAACAGTGAGCCGTCCGGCAGTGTTGCACTGAAGGAATGCTCATTGTGGTTATCGTTGATGTGTACGCATCCGCCTTCCTTATCCCATTCACCCATGTTCTTGATGTTATAGGTAAGGAAATTGAATGCTTCCAATGACTGTATCAACGCAGACGATGCAATGTAGCATTTGCTGCCGCTTCGCCTGTACAGTAGGCTTAATGCCCATGCCAACCCGGCAATCAGCGATGTCTTTGAGTTCTTTCTGGGCATAAATATCAGAGATTCATGAAAGCGCAGTGTGTCCGTGCCTTTCATCTTGAAGCCAGCAATGTTATAGATAATGAATTTATCGAACGGCATCAGCAGAAATGGCTTGCCTCGCATCGGTGTGCCGTCAATTGCTTCGCCCTGTTGATGGCAGAGCGTCTTCTCGATGATGTCTATGCAGAAATCAGCATCTGATGCCTTGAAATCGTACCGTGGGTCTTTTAGATCCTTCAGAAATCGTTTGGCTGCAAGTATGCGGTATTTATTCGCAATAATCTTGCCTTCCACAACGCCTTTCGCATAGGCCATCACTTCTTTTGCGTACTTGCCTTTAAGCACCAAGATCCTTCAAGGCTGTGGCAAGCATACTAGCCTTTGCTTTCTCCTTGTCTTCAGCGAATGACTTCTTCAGTCCGCTCGGTGTCAATCCTAACTGGCTCCAATATGACAGCGCATCCTTCTCGCATTCCTGTAATATCGCCAACAGCGGATTCTTCGCCGGGTTCTTTGCTCCTCGATCCTGTGTCTTGATGATGGTCAGCAAGCACCCTTCGTCCTTCCACTGCTTCAGCGCAGCATCCCTTCGTTCCAGAATGTCCGCCAGCGTGTCTATGACAGAATCATACGCTTCCCGATATGTGCCTATCGCAGTCATGTCCGCTATGATTCGCTTTTTCCACTGCGTTTTCTTCATATCGCCCTCTCAATTGCATCAAAAAACGGCGGAATTAGTAAATTGACTCCGCCGATGAGTAAATTAAACCGCTCCCTTTTAGGGATTTTTCTTACAATATCATCTTATCACCTGCACATTTTACAAATTTTACAGATGGGGATATATGCCAAACCCATTACCTATAGGCCCCTCCGGGGAAACACGCTAAAATTTACCTTAATTACGGGTAAGCCCACCCTGCGCATGCCCCTGCCCCTGCATGCATGGCGGCTTTTGAGGGGGGGCGTGCTTTACTAGTATATAGATTTCATTTACTTATAAATGTATTTCTATAATTCATGCATGCATGCTTTAGGCTTTTTCCCGGCGTTTTTTTCTTTTTTCGTTCGTGTTTTCCATATCAGCGCAACGATTTAGTAAATATATTTATTTACTCATATATGTTTTGCGTTTATTCGTAAAGCGTTTATATTGTGGAAAACTCCGCACCAGGAACCGCCAAAAGCCCCCGGTTTTCCACAGCCCCACAAACGAAAATTGTTGAAAAAAATTTTATCCACAATTTAACAGTTTTCCACAATAATTTTACGAAAAAAGTTTTCCACAATTTGCGCTTTTTTGTCTCGCTGCGTGTCTGTTTTTTTCGCGCCGTTTCCAAGGTTTCCCCCGTTTCGCGCTCCGGCTTTTGCATCCTGGCAAACAACGAAAAAACAAAGATCACCGTTTTTTTGCGCATCGCTATTATATAGAACAATATACGAAACCGCCGAAACAAAATTTTTTTCTCAAATTGAAAAAAACCTATTGACAGTGTCACTTACTAGCGCTACATTGTAAGTGTCACCGATAAAGAGAAGGAGAAAAAACATGAAAACTATTACACTTTACCGCAACGCCGATGCATCGACCGACTCAATTATCACCGCCGATGAAATGCACGAACTTTATGAAACCGCATGCGAATCTAACACCGCCGACTATGGCGCGCCGTTGTATAAGTCATTCAATGAATGGCTTAATGCAATGATTTCCGCCGGATGGTATGAGGAAATCGGCGGAACAGTCGCCAGCGCATCCAAGGTTTATCCATTCTATTTCAACTCAGTAACTCACGAAACATTAACCGCACTGCAGGTTTACGCAAATTATTTAGAACAGCGCGATTACATGGCTGATAGTAGTTTCGCTTACTTCCTCAATGCATCACGCGACGACGAAAACGCCGATACATTATACGGCTTTGAAATGTAACCAGGAAACCTAAAGGAGAAAAAGAAAATGAAAAACACAATTTCCGCATCTGTTAGAAAAACGTTCTCATCTATGCGTTATGCGCTTGATTTCGTCACAATGACCGCAAAGGGCGTTAAGCCTGTTAACTGTTCCGACGGTAACAAAAAACTCATTCCGAACAATGAAACCGCGTTTCTTGTCTTCAATCTGCCTGCAGTAAAAACTTGTCCGTTCCGCACTGCGCATTGTGAAAAACTTTGCTACGCGAAAAAAGCCGAGACGGCATACCCGGATTGTCTTCCGGCGCGTGCGCGCAACTTTGCCGACAGTCTGCGCGATGACTTTGTCGAAAGAATGATTTATACAATTCTGAAAAAATTACGTTATGACAGAAAACTGCGAAAGTTGGTTGTCCGTATTCATGAATCAGGCGATTTTTACAACCGGGAATACGCGGATAAATGGCTTGCAATTGCCGACTATTTCAAATCGGAAAAGCGCGTTGTCTTTATCTGCTATACTAAATCATTCCCATATTTTGACGGCGTGAAACTTCCACATAATTTCAGACTCCGCGCGTCGGTATGGGATGACACAAAGCCGGAATTTATCACAATGATTTCCGCCAATAATTGGTCGACATATACCGCGGTTGACGCGTTCCGCAAAGGTGACAAATTTACGCGTTGCCGTTGTTCCGACTGCGCAACGTGCGGGAAATGTTGGGCACGTTATAAAGATATCCGGTGTGAAATCCACTAAGCCAGGATAAAAACGGTTTCCGGCGGTATCCGGATAAAAACCGCCTTGGAAACAAAAAAAGGAGAAAAAAACCATGATTGTAAACACAAGTGAAACGTTCCGTTATTTCACGAAACATGAAAAGACCCGTGCGTTTGACCTCATCGAAACCGCACGGCATGACGAAAACACGGCGGAGTCATACGCCGAAAAATTCGCCCGTTCATTCTGTCGGTTGCACGGCTATGAGTTCCGCTACATCGTGAGCGCAAAAGCCGAAACCGCACGGCATGACGGAAAAATTGACGTTTCCGTTTATGGTTCTGCCGTTGTCCTGGACTGGCACGGCGGACAGTATAAAGAGTTTCTTTTTACAGCATACATGTCAGAGATAAACGAACCATTCCCCCGGCTGGTTTGGGGATGGAGATAGAAAAGGAGAAAAAAACCATGTTTACAATCATTGAAAAACTATTTGCATTAATCGCATTCGTGCTGTCGCTCATCGGCGGAAACGTGCCGACTCCGGAAACGATCACCGCGCCGGAAGCCATCCCGGCGGAGCGTTTCAAAACACAAAAAACTGTTCCATTCATCCCGGCAGCCATCCAAGAAACCGACGCGTTAACATACGGAACAGTGCTAGAAAATGACTTTCATAACCGCATGACGGTTACCACGGAATCCGGGACAATCGCGGTATATCCGCCCCATTCTGATTACATCTGTGATCTGTTCCCGGGTGAGGCTGTGACAGTGTACCAGCGAAACGGCGTTGTAATTGCCATTGTTTCCGGGCATCGAATGCCAGGGAATCACTTAAAGCTTGCGGAGTAACCGCACAGAGGCTGTATGCCTTCTGTCTGTCCCAATCGGACACAGTTCTATTGAGGCGGACAGAAGCCAGAACGGCTACAGGAGGACAAAATGAAAGACTACATTACCGCATTAGCGGAAGACATCACGGCAGCCATTCGGACAGAATGCGCAGACATGGCGGAAAATCTGGAATATTCGGAGGATGACATTTTCGATGATGTGATGGAAATGCTCTGTTCGGACATCGAACCGCTGGCGGAAGCGTTGACCGATCGAATGGACGGATTCATGGAAGCGGACAGGCCGCTCACAGCAACAGCTTTAGCAGAAGTCAAACGGCTTATGGATTGGAGGAAATCATGAACATTATTCTTGCGTTGCTTTGTGCCTTGTTTCAGGCGGACAGCATCACCCCGTACACATATGAGGCGGACGGACGGACAGCCTACGGATTCACTGCCGATTATGCCGATGAAACCTACATTTTCTATGATCGCCTGCCGGGTACATTCGGACAGGCAGCCGAAACTGTATCTGTTCCATTCGGACAGACAGACGGAGCAGAACAGGCGGACGGAATCGTTGTAGAAACGTACCATTCCCGGAATTGGACAGGATCTTTCACGGTATTAACGGATGCCGGAATCCTGGTAACCATTGCGGAAGATCCAGAGGACATCACAAGCGGAGACGCAGTAACCGTCTACTATGCAGACGGACAGATTGCCAGCATTGCGCTGAAATAGGAGGAAGACATGAGAACAACACACACAATCAAAGCCAGATGGACAGCGTTTGAAAAGAACGGTTTCTGAATCGGACAGGCACTCAGTGCCTTCTGTCTGCCCCTTCATTCGGAGAGGTGGACAGAAGCCAATGAAGGCTATAGGAGGACAGCATGACATTCATTATCAAAAAATCCAGGATTGCAGCATGGGGATATGAGATTACCGGCCCCGGATTTCACAACATCGCGCCAAGCATTGAAGCAGCCATCGATTATCTGAAAGACAGATTCGGACACGATGTGAAAATTAAAATCAAATAACGCTTGATTTTCTAATAGGTGACACCTAGAATGGAAGAGGAGGTAATCATGAAAAAGAACACAACACCGAAAAAACCATCCCGGCAAGTCGCATGGGACAAAGAACACACAAAGCAGATTAAGGCAAAACTGAACGAAAACACTGATGCGGACATTCTGAAACACTTGGAAAGTATCGGCAACGTTGCCGGATACATCAAAGAGCTTATCCGAGCGGACATGAAAAAGAAGGAGACTACAAAATGAAAGCGAAAATCTACGGAAACGAAAGAACACACCTGACACTCACAGACGAAGCGCAGCGTATCTATTCGGACAGCGATCCGCTCACAATCAAAGAGTACGAATCGGACAACGGTTACATCTATAGCCTTTCGGGCATCATTGAGGCGGACGGTCTCACAGCGGAAGAAGTCAGCGATCAGATTGAATCGCTCGATGCCCTCTGCCGGATGTCGGACACGGAATATTATGACAAAGTCAGAGATTATGCATCGGTTATCGGCTCTCTTGCTGAAGGGTGGACAGCGGAAGAAGTGCTTGCCGATATGGAAGACTGCATCGGCAGAGGCGGAGACGGTTTCCTTGAAACGCTGACAAGCGGACAATTGGGAGCCTTTGCCAGAGCAGTTTACCGGGAACTGGAAGACCAGGAATAAAAAAAGGCACTCACAACGAGTGCTTTTCTTTATTCGGACACCTCTCTGCTGATTCGCTTGTCTACCTGTCTCTGCCTTATTCGGAGGAGAAGCCACAAAGCAACAACTACCGCCAATATCGGCAGACCGAATTCCTTAACGAACCGGATAAACAGAAACGTTTTCCAATCCATCGTTATTATCATTCGGACACCTCATACAGCGTCATACATGTGATGCTGTTCTTATTGATTCGGACGGCTTTATCTTCCGCCACGATTCGGACACACCATCCCTCGTCAACATATTTAGCATTTTTGAATCTCGGCATGTATGCACCGTCTCTCATGATAACTTCTATGTCAAACCTTTCCTCTCTCATTCGGACACCTCTATCCTCTGTTCCAGCCACCGTTTTCCGTCATTCGTTCGGGCAATGATGACTGTCTCATCTCTGTACCGTTCTATCACCATATCGCCTATGATGATATCCTCGTTCATGAATCGTTCAATCGTCCTGGTTACATCCGTCTTCTTGATTCGGACACGTTCCTTCACCATTTCCATAGACCGGAATCCCTTCCACCGTATAATCAACGGTCGGCACTGAGTATTCATTGTAATTTATCGTGATACGGACAGCCGTGCTTGGAATGGACAGGATCTCGTCTATCTGTTCATGGATGCGTTGGATAAACCAATCATTTCTCATAGCCAAAATAGCGCATCACCCTCTTTCGACAGGCTTGATTGCTCCTGTAGCCGTACACCTTCAGACAGGTCTTTGCCCAGTCCAGATTCATCAGATAATACCAATGAATCATCGCCCGGACTTCCGTGTCTTCTACCGAATCAAGCCATGTGAGTATCTCGGACAGCCTGTCTGCTATTTCTGTCTGTTTACGCAATATCCGGGCATCCATCTCCCTCAGTTTCCGGACAGCCTGTGCGGTCGGGTCGGACGGCATTGTTCCATGGCCTTCATCCTTCCCGGTCGGAGACGAGACGGGATAATAGAGCCACTGCCGTTCCTCTTGAAGCGCAGCCAATTCAGCAGATAGTCCACGGAATGATTTCAAATCCTCAATAGTAATATTTGTCACGCTGTTTGCTTCTCCCTCTCCTTTTTGTGCCTTGGTACTTTTCCGGTATTGGTTTTCCTGTTCGGAGACATGTTCTCCGCAGAAGTTCACGCCCTTTTTCCGTCAGCTCGTCCGTGTCTCTGTCATGCATTTCGTTATGAGTCTTTCTGGACAGCGATATCAGATTCCATGGTTCATAGGCGTATTCCGGATAGTCATCTTTTGGGAAAATATGATGGACAACCTCTGCCGGAAGAGCCAATCCGAATCTCTTTGCGTACTGATCCATGTACGAATCCCGGCGGAGAACACTTGCCCTCAGCCGTCTCCATTTCGGAGAGCGATACCATTCATCATTCGTCTGCATATTTCCTCAGAACGGCGATGCCATAGGTGTACGCCGTTTTCAATATCTGCCGTTCCCTTGTAGTCGGCTCGATATGGACAGCGGACAGTTTATTAATGGCTTCCGCCACATTTTCGCTTTCGGACACCGTCTTTATCACCCTGTCGAAGGCAAGTTTCTCTACTACCTTTTCCCTTGAGCATTGACAGTGCGTCCGCTCATTTTGAATCTTTCGGAGTGTGTCCAAGGCTTGCTGGATCGTATTCATTCCTTGTTACCTCCTGCATCATAAATGCCCATTCACGCTGTTGCCACCGCACCGTCTGCCACGCTTGATATGGAGCGCAGTTTACCACAGTGTCGGACTTGTCGCATCTGCGGACACAGTTTAAGCACGGGCATGTCAATAAGTCAGTTTCTCGTCTGCTCATAGTTTTTCCTCAAAAGGCAGTGATGAGAGGGAGAACCACTGCCTCTTTAATTTTAAGATGTTCTGATTGTACAGATTTTACTCTTCCTCATCGAACATACTCAACTGCACACCATCTGTTATCAGCTTTGAGTTCGGTCTGTACTTCCGTAGCATTTCCTGTCGCATCGGTTCGTACCGCAACCGCCATTCTCTTTCTCTCTCTCTCTCATAGGCTTCGTCAAATGGAAGCACTACGTTCTGGGCGATGTATACGTCCTTCAGCCAGTACATTGCGGCTTTGTAGCGATTCGGCTCATGATAGAACAGGTATTTAAGACTGTTATCAACATCCAAGGCAAACGGGCAGGCCATGCATCCGGTTCTTGTAAAACCGTATTTTGTATACGCGTCGGACAGCGGTACATTATATTTTTCTACAAACTCATCAACATCTTTGTTTGCCCAATCCATGATTGGTGCTTTAAAGGTTACTCCGCCCTTTTCGTATGTGCAGAGTTTTCCGCCTTCTTTGACGCGGATGGCTGCCCTGGACTCTCTCGCTCCGCCTTCAGCCATTCTCATACCGACAAAACATCCTTTGATAGCGTTGAGTTTCTCATACTGTCTGAACGGTGTCTTCTTCATATATTTGCAACACCCATTTGAAGCCATGATAGAAAAATCTTTGTGTAGCATATGCATGTCTTTGTCTGCGACCCTTGTTTTTCTCATCGTTTTGCCAGTTGTTGTTTCTCCGTAAAAGAGATTCAATATGCTCGCATCAGTTCTACTGTGCTGGTAAGCATGGAGAACTTCTGACTTTATCTTTGAACGCACAGGTTTGCCCTTGTTTTCCATAACCCATCCGAACGGCTTAACAGGATGGATGACCTGCACGTTTGAGTAATAGTTATCCTTCACCCACTTTACGAAGCCAACTGTTATACCAAGTTCGATTCCTGTGTTAGAGAACACCGCTGGTATAGCATTCGGCGGTATGGTGTAGATTTCCTCGCACATCTTTATCAAAGCGAGAAGGACTGTGCTGTCCTTTCCACCGCTGAAACTCACATAACACTTTCCGCCTGTTTCGTAATACAACTCCTCGATCCTGTGACATGCGTCTCTTATTCTGTCATCTAAACTCATCTCTCTATGTAACACTTGTCTTTCTTGTATCTGTCTCGCCGATAATCAGCTTCTTTTTTCGCATATTCCTTGTAATCCGCACACCTGCCATGGCAGCCGACTTCTCTTCTCTGGCATTCATAGCATGGCGATTTATATTTATGTGGCATGAATGGCCGTGTCATCTCAATTCCCTCTTGGCTTCAGCAATGGACTGAAGCCCAATTTCAGGCACTTCTCATAAGCAGTTGCTATGACCTGTGGGTCTGAATCCAGACAATTGAAGGCTGCTTTGTAAACCCCGGCTTTGAATATCCGTTTTTCTTTTGGGATTTCTACGCCGTATTTCTTGCAGTATTTCCGGACAGCGCCCCAATCGTCATCGAGTACGGCTTTTGCCAAAGCCTGTTTCCGGTCTTCACGGAACTGTTTCATAAAGTCACTCATTTTTTCTCGCCTCCCATAATGCGATAATTTCGTCAATCATCCTGTCCGCTTCTTCGGACTGCGCAGTTTTGTGCAGGTCTTCAAGCCATTCGACAGGGATAGCATCCACTGTCGGCATTGACATCAGTTTTTCATCAAAATCGTTAATGTCTATGCCACCATCGTCTGTTAATGGAACAATCTCTGACCAGTCCTTCAGCGCATCGGCATCAATCAGTCTCATTCTTCTTTCCTCTCTGCCCACTCTTTCAGCATTTGTGCCATTTCACTTCTTCCAACTTCGGACGAAAATTCAAGTTCGACCATCTTTGGTTTATCCCTATTTGTCACATCTTGAATCGCATACGGTGTATCAGTCATCCGTAGACCGCCGACATAATCGAGCATTTCGCCTGTGCTGTTAAAATCAAGCACTCTGACAGGAATGCCAAGGTGCGGATAAAAAGCATAAACCAACCACTTCATTCATCCGCCTCACAGTCTGCTTAAATCGCAATCCACGAACACCTTGTCAA